AAGGAGCCCAAGGAGGTCAAGGAGCCCAAGGTTCATCTCAAGGAGCCCAAGGAGCACCAGGTAACACAGGAGCTCAAGGTTCACAAGGTGGAGGTGGTGCGACAGGAGCTCAAGGAGCACAAGGAGGACCAGGACCAACAGGTGCTCAAGGAAATCCAAGTGGAACCGCAGGTGCAACAGGAGCTCAAGGAGCTCAAGGTGGAGGTGGTGCGACAGGACATCAAGGAGGTACAGGAGGTGCAGGACCAACAGGTTCTCAAGGAGGTGCAGGACCAACAGGTTCTCAAGGAGCTCAAGGAGCTACAGGTCCAACAGGACCTCCATCAGATAGAAGGTTAAAAGATAATATTACGCCACTAACAAATGTACTTGAGAAAACCAAGTTATTACAAGGTGTTAGATTTGAATGGGATAGTGAACATGAAAAAATCAAAAATAATAAAACTATTAGATTTCAATCGGCATTCTCAGGAGAATCTATTGGATTTATCGCTCAAGAATTAGAAAAAATTTTCCCCGAGTTTGTCTTCACAGATGAAGATGGATATAAGAGTGTTGAATATGGTCAATTAGTTAGTTTAGGTATTGGAGGTTTACAAGAACAACAAAAAACAATTAATTCAATTAACGAAAGAATAAACAAATTAAAAGAAATAATAGGTGGCTGACAATATAATTATTACCCCTGGTAGTGGAACAATTGATTTCTACGACACAGGTTCAACACTAACTACATTAGTAATTGAATCAGGTGCTTTGAAGTTTAAACGAGCGGGAACAACTTACTTTGAATTAAGTAATACATCTCCTCAATTTAAAGTTAATTCTTCGGATTTAAGACTTGGTTCTTACTTAAGTAACGCGTCAGGTCTTCTTATCAATGGTGGAGGATGGATGGGCGCATTACAACCAACAGGACCAACAGGTGCTCAAGGTACAACAGGTAACCAAGGAGGTACTGGACCTTTTGGGCCACAAGGTGCTCAAGGAACAATAGGACCAACAGGTGCAATTGGAGGACAAGGTGCGACAGGACCTCAAGGCAATATAGGGACTCAAGGTAATTCAGGTAATACAGGCGCTCAAGGTAATACAGGTGCACAAGGAGGACAAGGTGCACAAGGAGGACAAGGTGCTCAAGGTTCACAAGGGCCAACAGGCGCACAAGGAGGACAAGGAGCTCAGGGAGCTCAAGGACCTAAAGGGGCTCAGGGTGCTCAAGGAACAACAGGTGGTCAAGGAGCCCAAGGTGCTCAAGGAGGACAAGGACCTCAAGGTAACCAAGGAAGTACTGGTGGTACAGGTGCTCAAGGTGCTTCACCAACAGGTGCTCAAGGAGCGGTAGGACCAACAGGAGGTACAGGTGCTCAAGGAGCAATAGGACCTCAAGGTTCTCAAGGTGGAGCAGGAGTTACAGGAGCCCAAGGGGCGGTTGGAGCGTCACCGCAAGGTGCAACAGGAGCTCAAGGACCAACTGGAGGACAAGGTGCTCAAGGTGCTCAGGGACCTCAAGGTTCTCAAGGTGGAGCAGGTGTGACAGGGGCTCAAGGAGCCGTTGGAGCGTCACCACAAGGTGCAACAGGACCACAAGGGGCAACAGGAGCCCAAGGAGCCCAAGGACCAACGGGACCACAAGGAGCCCAAGGTGGAACAGGAGCCACAGGAGCCCAAGGTGCAACAAGTCCTTCACCGCAAGGTGCAACAGGAGCTCAAGGACCAACTGGAGGACAAGGTGCTCAAGGTGCACAAGGTGGACAAGGAGCTCAAGGACCAATTGGGGTTTCGGGAGCTCAAGGTGCAACAAGTCCTTCACCACAAGGTGCAACAGGTAATATTGGGCCATCGGGAGGACAAGGTGCTCAAGGTGCACAAGGAGGACAAGGTGCACAAGGTGGACCAGGAGCCACAGGAGCTCAAGGTGCAACAAGTCCTTCACCACAAGGTGCAACAGGTAATATTGGGCCTACGGGAGGACAAGGTGCTCAAGGTGCACAAGGTGGACAAGGAGCTCAAGGTGGTGGAGGAGCTACAGGAGCTCAAGGTGGAACAAGTCCTTCACCGCAAGGTGCAACAGGTAATATTGGGCCATCGGGAGGACAAGGTGCTCAAGGTGCACAAGGTGGACAAGGTTCACAAGGTGGCGGTGGAAGTACAGGAGCCCAAGGAGCTCAAGGACCTTCCATAGGAGGACCTCAAGGTGCTCAAGGACCTACAGGCCCACAAGGGTTCCAAGGTGCTCAAGGTGGTGGAGGAGCCACAGGAGCGCAGGGTTCTCAAGGTGCAGCAGGTAATAATGGGCCACCAGGAGCCCCAGGTGGCGGTGGAAGTACAGGAGCTCAAGGAGCTCAAGGAGCTCAAGGAGCCACAGGACCAACAGGGCCTTCAGATAGTAGATTAAAGAAAAATATACGTGAAATTGAGACACCTCTTGAGAAAATACAAAAAATGAGAGGAGTATCGTTTATATGGAATTCAAACGATGTTAATACTAAACCAAATAAAGATATTGGATTTATTGCTCAAGAAATTGGTCACGTATTCCCTGAATTGGTATTTAAAGCTAATGACAGTGAAGATTCAATGTATATGGTTAAATACCATGATGTTGTTGCGGTATGTTTAGAGGCAATTAAAGAACAATCGGGTATGTTAAATAATAGTCTAACCAAGTTAGAAAGACTTGAAGGATTAGTAACAGAAAAGGGGTATTAACCCCTTTTTTTTATTTAATAACGTTAATAATATCGTCTTTTGTTTTGAATAACATTGTTAAGAACCTTGGCCAAATTTCAGGATTATGTTTCTTAATTAATTCAATGTAATCTAAGAAGTAAGGAATTTCTTTTGTGTCGGTAATTAAGTCACTAACGTTAGGGAACTTACTCTCAATGTCTGATACAAGTTTTGAAAGAACGTTGTCATCAACATGTTCATCGTTGATTCTACGTAGTATGTCTTTTGACTGATTAGTTAAAGGTTCATTCTTACCAAAGTAGTTAAGTATATTCTTTAAAGACTTTAAAAGGGCTTTCTTATCTGAAGGGTCTTGAATTAATTGAGACCTTCTTTCAAACTCAAGAACAAGACCTTCAAGGAATTCATTTGTGATTGCGAAGAATTCAACAGGGTGTCCCCAATACATGTCATCCTTTTCAGAATCGTAAGTGTCCCAATACTTTTCATTATGTTTTGTTGTAAAGTTGGGGTCAATGGCGTGCATCATTTCATGATACAAAGTTAGATAGACATTCTTTTCTGAACCAAACTTCTTAGGGTTTAGTTGCATTACGAAGTCTTTAGGGTCGTATGAGTCTTCAGGGATTGAATCCATTTCAGCGAAGTTGGGATACTTTGGGTTAACAAATATTTTAACCAAACCATCAGTACCATCGGCAGTTTGAAAGTCCAATTGGTCAACCATGGTTTTTTTGGAAAACTTTTTGTTGCGCATCGACCAAAGACTACTTGCTAAATCCTTTAACTTAGAACGAGTCTCAGGATTCATTTGATATCTTTTTTGTTCAGATATTACGTTTGATAATATGGGTAAAAATTTAATCATTAAATATAATCTCTAAACATTTCATTTATATTTTTATCGACTTCTCTAAAGTCAGGATAGTCAGGTGAATGAACACTTAAACAATCGGACCAATCTTCCATCATACCTAAATAACTTCCCCAATATTCTAAAGTACCAGTATTACCATAACCTTTACCATCTTCTAAAAATCCAACAATATCTGATTCAAAATTGGCGATTGGTATTACGAAGTTTTGAACTTGAGTATCTTTCTTATATCTATGAGGTCTCATAACGAACTCACCATTACCTATAAAATAGGTTCCAATCTCACTCATAACACTTTTCCAAACTTCATTTTCGTATGCGGCATTATAAGAGTTACTATGAACTGAATAAAGTTCCGATTTAAGGTCTGCCAATTCATTCTCAAATAAATAATTCATTGTTTCCTCACTACCAATAACTTTACCAACGTTATCATATGTTATACGGGCTTGTGCAGGATTACCCTGTTCCTCGGCAATCTCAGATAGAATATCAGTTTCAGGTTCAATCCACAAACCTTCAAGATTCTCAACAATATATTCTTTAAGACGTTTTAAATTATCCTCATTTAGTTCTTCAACAACATCTCTATAAACATTGTCGGTTGTGTCCCAATAAGGTTCCCAATCACTCTCTCCACTAAGAATACTTTCGATAGTATCTCGTGAGATATCATTCCTACCTCCATCACAAAATAATTTAGATAGTTCACTTCTATCATCAACATCTAAATAATAAACACCATCTTTATAAACAACATCATTCACCAAAGATAAAACCCATTTGGTGAACGCTTCGTTATCATTATGATATAACCATATTAGATATTCGTTTTGCCATTCCTCACCATCAGTTGCATTGTTGGGGTCAATCTCACTCATAAGACCTCGTTTCTTCAATATATTGAAAAATGTTTCGTAGTCGTTAAAGTATTGTTTAACGTCTAAATCTCCATTATTAAATTTTTCTACTAAATCATTGAAGTCCATATGTAATAAATACAAAAAAAGGGGCAATTTTCATCGCCCCTTATTAATTTCGCCAATATTATATTACTTAGTGGTTTTATTGACGTTGTAATACTTCTCAACCGTTTTCTTAATAGCTTGTTTAATGCTCTCAGATTGTTGTTGTTTAACAACTTGAGCAGCTTGAACCTGTTGTTGTGTTTGTGGCTGAGCTTGATTGTTGTTTTTACATCCGCATCCCATATGATTATCGTTTTTAAATTGTTTATTATTATAAATAGTTCTTAGGAACAATAATAGTATACGAAAGATATTTATTAAATAAAAGATTAATGGATTTTTTAAAACTAATACAAGAAGGAAGGACTGACGACTTCAAAGCCAAGTACGGTCAGAAGTTTTCACCTGAAATTATAAATAGAATTATTTCCACAGTAACTCCTAAGTTTCTTCAGTGGACAGGAAAAGTGTTAGACTCAATTAACTTTGAAGATAACTTTTTTAAATTAACAGAAGCCCTTAAGAAATTTGAGAAAATTTCAAGTAACTTACCAAAGACAGATATTAACCAATATCAAACTCTTGCCGAATTAACAAGTACAATTACGGACTACGAGAATAAATCAAGAAGGAATGTTAAAAAAGTTGAAGGTGGTAATGTAGTGTATGATGATGGAAGATTCTTTGTGGTTAATCCATTAAACCATGAGGCATCGTGTTACTACGGTAAAGGTACCAAATGGTGTACTGCGGCAGAAACCGATACTCACTTTAAAAAATACAATGACGACGGTAAATTATTTTACATTATTGATAGGAGTAAAGCAACTAACGATGCAAATTACAAAGTTGCGTTACTTAGAAAGTTTGATGGTGAGAAACTATATTATGATGCTAAAGACGAACAAATTAGGAGTGGATGGGAAATAGGTTCTGAAATTTTAGAAAAGATGTTATCCAACATTACAGGATACCTTCAACAAGAATTTCCTGAACAAATTAAAATCTATGGTGATATTGAGGCTGCGAAGAAAGAAAAACAAAGACTTGAAAGGTTAAGAGAACAACAAAGAGTTCAACAATTAAGAAATGATGCTCAGGAAAGAAGAGACGATAATGAATGGGAATTAGATAATTATACTTCTCGAGAAGGACTAAGAGCACATGCCTTATTGAAGTATTTGGTTGAAAATGGTGACGTTAATGTTCTAAGTAATGAAGACTTAATTAATATTCAAAGAACCAAAGATGATATTGAAAGACTCAATGCAGAATACGATGCAAGTGAAGACCCAAGAGTTGATTTACTAGACGAGATTGAGGTACTTGAGTCAGAATTAGAAGAATATTCAAATTATATTGATGTTTATAATATAATTCCAAGTGGTACCTATTACGACACTGTCGAATTTGAGGTAATTGATAGTCCTGTTGACGGTAATAGGTATGCAGTTGGTAACGAAAAAGAAATGCAAGATAGTGCATACGATTATGTTGATAATCTAATTGATGATATTGGATATGAAGGATTTAATAGTGGATTTGCCAAAGGTTTCATAGACACTGATGCGGTTGTTGATTATGCTGAAGATTTATACAATAACGATGTTAGTGATAGTCCCGAATCTTATTTTGATGAAGACCAAAGGATGTTGTCTAACGCTCAAGAAGAGAATATTGAAATTTTAAGAAGAAGAATTAGTAATATTGAAACTCAAGTAACCTACTTAGAGGGACTTATGGATGGTGAGAATGACGACCAACTCCAAGATAAAATTGACGAGTTAAATGAAGCTTCAACTGAATATGAATCAGAAATTGAAGAAATAGAAGAAAACCCTGATGGTGATTTTCCTGATGAATTAATTGAAGAAAAGGTCGATTCGTTATTAAGTGATGTTAGATACGACCCAGAATCTTTTATATCTGAATTTGGATTAGAATGGAATAATTTTATTGATAAAGATGAATTCATACAAGGAGTAATTGATGCTGATGGATATGGTCACACAATCAATAGTTATGATGGTAGCGCTGACGAAGTATATGTGAATGATGAGTTATTTTATGTAATGAGAATTGATTAATTGTTTCATTAACTATATAATTGATATATGGGTAGAAAGAAAAAAATATCGTTTAAACTAAATCCTGAATGGATGTTCAAGGAACCTTTGGATTTTGAGTACAACAAATATACATTGTTGGATTATTTACAAAAATGTGAAAAAGGTTTTGATAAGATGGAAGTATATCCTGACTTTGTTGAACTATCTCTTCATTTGGCTAATCTACAATCGATAGTAAAAGAAAATACATTACTTTTAACAAATAAGAAATTTGAATCTTGTGACGACGAAATCTTGGTTAAAGAATTAATTGCAAAAAAACCAAGAGAATTATCTAAAGAGGAGGAAAACGAACTAAGTGAGACTATTAAGTTCTCAGGTAGTAAGTTATTTGATGCATTCAATATGGCTAAAGCTATATGGAATATTGCCTATGATAGTGTTGATGTACAAATAAAGAAAAATAAAGCTGGATTAGTTTCAGGTTCAGGTTACATCTTCTACTATCAAAAAGATACCGAATCACTATTTGTGTGGGAGTATCAAATTAAAAAACCAAAAACCGATAATCAAAATAATAAAACTTATATTAATTTGATATACAACGGACCAGTTGACAAACTTACAATGACAAACATTATAGATACGTTCTCAACTTGGAATACAACCGATTTCTATCACAACCTACCAATCTTTGAGATGAAATGTTCTCAGAAATTACCTATGGAACAAACTATTATACCAATTATGAAAAGAAAAGTCATGGCGTATGTTTTCCAAGTGGTAAATTTTGAAAAGATTAATAATAACTTTGACTCTGAATTATAAGTTTCTTATAATTGTTTCATGGGATTCAATAAAAGATGGGTCAAACTCGATAGATGTATCAACGCTCTTAAAGAGGGTAACCTAAAACAATATTACGGTAAAAGTGACATGCTTTATTTCGAAGACGAACTTAGTCCGCTAATCTATGATTTACACTGTAAAGGTAAATCTGATGAAGAAATCCTTATAATAATCAACCAAAATTTAAACACGGAGGAAACAACCAATGAAGTGCATCAAAACAATTAAGAAAACCAACTCAAGAGAGATTGGAGAAGTTATCAGAATCGAAGAAAACGAGGCTGAAAATAAAGTAAAAACGGGTTATTGGGCATATTGTCCAAAAAGTGAGTGGAAATCTCTTACAAGAAGAGTTAAACCTGTTTCAAAAAAAGAAACTGAAGAAGTTTCAGAAGATAGACCATCAACTAAGAGAGGTAAGAAAAGTAATGAGAAATAACACATTTTTTGTATTAATGGGTTTAATGATGGTAGCGTTTGTTACATTGGTATTTTTGTTTACCGACAAACCATCTGTGAATAGAAGAATGGACCGCGATAGAGTTAAGTATCTCAGAGATAGTCTTGAGATGGAGTACTATAAAAAACAGTTGGAGTCGTACCCATACGACCACAGCGAAATAAAAGACACCACAGTAATAAAGTAACAATGGTAAACGAAATGGTAAATCACCCCAACCATTATGGTGGGGAAAACAATCCATACGAAGTAATAAAAGTATGTGAAGCTTGGGGACTTGATAAAGACGCCTACATCTTCAACGTAGTTAAGTATGTTGCAAGAGCGGGGAAGAAAGACCAAGCAAAAGAATTAGAAGACCTTAAGAAGGCGGCTTTCTATTTGGACCGTAAGATTAAAAATTTAGAGTTATGATTTATTGGTTAACAGGACAACCTGGTGCTGGTAAGACTACCATTGCCAAAGAATTATGTAAACTTGGAGGAATGGTCACACCATCTCCATGGTTTAATGTTGACGGAGATGATATCAGAAACATCTTCGATAATAAAGATTACTCCGAACAAGGTAGAAGAAAGAATATAGAACTTGCGCAACAACTATCTCAATACCTTCACAGTAAGGATAATAATGTTGTAGTGTCATTAGTATCACCATATAAAGACCAACGAGAAGCATTCAAAGAAAAGATGGGAGATGACTTAGTTGAGGTTTATGTACATACAAGTGAGACAAGAGGTAGAGAAAACTTCTTTGTAGAAAACTACGAACCACCGACAGAAGATTTTATTAACATCTGTACGGATAATGTAAAAGTGGAAATCTGTGTTGACACAATAATAGCACACTCATTTTAATATGGAAAAAATACACATAGAGGGAGACCCTAAATTAAAGAATAATCCTGGTAAACAGTTCTCAATGTTTATCGGAAGATGGCAACCATGGCACGATGGACACAGGTGGTTGATTGACCAACGACTTGAACAAGGTAAGAATGTTCTAATTTGTATTAGAGACATTGAACCTAACGAACAGAATCCATTTACCGCACAAGAGGTACATGATAATATCACTATTAAATTGTTTAACTTAATCCATGAGGGAAGAGTTATTGTAATGGTAATACCTGATGTTGAATCGGTAAACTTCGGAAGAGGAGTTGGATATGATATCATAGAACATTTACCACCACAAGAGGTAAGTGATATCTCAGCCACTAAAATAAGAGAACAATTAAAACAAGAAGGTAAATTATAATGTTAGAAACAAATAGAATCATTCAAGGAGACTGTATTATTGAAATGGGGAAACTCCCTGAGTCTACTGTTGACTTGGTGGTTACTTCTCCACCGTACAATGTGGGTATCGATTATGATAGTCATGACGATAGAATGACAATGGAAGACTATTGGAAGTTTACTGAACAATGGTTATCCAAGGCATATCGTCTATTAAAGGATGACGGTAGGATTGCGGTTAACATTCCTTATGAAGTTAACGTTCAAGACAGAGGTGGTAGAATTCTATTTATGTCTGAGTTTTGGTCCATAATGAAAAAAGTCGGATTCCAATTCTACGGACTTGTAGACCTTGACGAGAACTCACCACACAGAAGTAAGACTACAGCATGGGGTTCATGGATGTCACCAAGTAGTCCTTACATATACAACCCTAAGGAGTGTGTTATATTAGCCTACAAGAAAGACCGAATCAAAAAAGTTAAAGGTGAACCACAATGGAAGGGAGAGTTGGTTGATTTAGAACAAGAAGACGGTACTATCAAACAGAAAATGATGTATCAGGAAGAAGATAAGAAAGAGTTCATGAGTTTGGTTTACGGACAGTGGGAGTACTTTGCAGATACAAGACAACAAACTAAAGCAACTTTCTCAATGGACATCCCAATGAAAGCAATTAAGATATTAACATATAGAAACGATGTGGTACTTGACCCGTTCGTTGGTAGTGGTACAAGTTTATGTGCAGCTGAGATAAGTGGAAGGAGATGGTTAGGGATAGAATTGAGTGAAAACTATACTAATGTTGCAAAAGAAAGAGTTCAGCACTTTGTAGATAAGAATCGACAAATTGAATTAGATTTATAATAAAAGGGTCATATGACCCTTTTTTTTGTTTCTACGAATATTTATTAAGAAAACTATAAATGGCTCAATTCGTAATCACCGAAGACCAATTAATATTAATCAAACAAAACCTTGTTGCTGAGAAAAAACAGAACAAAGGTAAAGTGATTAATGAAGCTTGGTATAATAACGTGATGGATATTGTTGGTATCGTTGACCCAACACCAATCACAGACACAATTAACGCAATTTCTTACTTTTCACAAGGAGACACACTATTTGGTGTTTTAAGTTTAGTTGCTGCAGTACCATTCTTTGTTGGAGATGCGGTGGCAAAACCTGTAATGGGTGCAATGAAAATTGGTTCAGCTGCGACAAAAGAATTAGATGTTGCGTTAAAACTTGCGAAGACAAATCCAAAGGCAGCTGCAGAAGCGATAAGTAGATTAGCTAAAGACCCAGGACCTGTTGGTAAATTCTTACAGAGCGCAGGAGGTTCAAGTGGATGGGCAAACAAGGTTAATGATTTTTTAAAAGAAATTCCTGTAGGGCCATTCAAAGGTATGAAGAACACTATTATGGATTACTTCACCTTATTAGGTAGAGCGGGGACTAAAAGTAAAGGTGTTAGTGGTTTGGCGAAATCACTTGAGGCGGATTTAAAAATGGGTAAAGCGGGTGTTAAAGATATTCAAGCATTAAAAGATTTAATTAAGACTGAGAAAGTTTTTGACGTTGCAGCATTAAGTAAGCCAGGTTTCTTAAGTCAAACATTCTTTGGAGGAATTCCAAGAATATTTAGAAGTCCTGAAGGTAGAAGATTAAAAATTATGATGCAACAAACTAAATGGTGGTTAGGTTTCTTAGATTACATTGGTATTGGAAACTGGGTTGGAGCCGAGGAAGTTGTTAAAAGATTAGGAGGAGAACAAGCGATGAATCAGGCGATGGAGAATTACCAAAAAACACCTGAGGCTCAACAATATTACAAAGAATCGTTTAAAGGTGAGGAGTCAATGGACCCAATATCATCAACAGCTGATAGTGTAAAACAAAGTATGTCGAGTGACAATGTTGCTGGTGACCCATTAGCAAAATTCTTCAGAGGGTTATTCACAGGACAACTTAACCCAATCCCTGGAATGTAAATTAATATAAAACAAATATAATGGCAAAGAAAATAATTAGACTAACGGAAACCGATTTAACTAATATTGTTAAACGAGTTATCAAGGAACAAAATCAAATGAGTGGACAAGATGTTTTCGAACTTCAAACAGCACTTAACGATTATTTTGAAATGAAAAATGTGAAGGTTAATGGAAAACTATACCAAATACCTGTTGACTCTAAATGGGGTCCAGGTACAATTAACGCACTTAAGATGTTCCAAAAAGCAGAGAAAGTCAATCCTGATGGAATTGCTGGGCCAGACACTTACAAAGCATTACATAAATTAGGATTAAACCAAGATATATTTGATAAGGTAATCAGTTGGTTCACAAAATAAAATCAATGAGAAGAATAATATCGGAAACAGGAATTAGAAATATCAACGCTTTAAAGAATAGATATCAAAAGGCGGAGATTTATTTTCACCAAGATTTAGATGGAGTAACAACCGCAATTGCAATGAAGAAATACCTTGAAGATAATGGTATTGATGTTGTAGGGGCTCACATTATTCAATATGGTGATAAAGAGTTTTCCGTTAAGAAGAACGATGCTGAAGGTGATGTGATGCCAGTCCTTGTTGACTTTGCTCACGGTAAACCAATGTTCGTGATTCATACTGACCACCACGACAAACAAGTTGGAGTTGAGAAAGGAACATCAAAACAATTTAGAGGGGCTCGTTCAAACGTAGAAACAATATCTCAAGTAGTCTCACCAAAAGATTTATTCCCATCATCTGATATATTATTAATTAATACTGTAGACTCCGCAGACTATGCGAAACATGACATTACACCACAAGAGGTTGTTAATTACATTTATAGAGTCGACAAAGATAACTCACTTCAAAAGAATAAAATGTTATTGGGGTTAGTTATTAATAAATTACTTTTGGCGTTTAAAAACAAACCTGGATTTTTAGAAGGGTTAGTTATGGATTCTGAACCATCATTAATGTCTATACTTAATAACATTAAAACTTGGATGACAAGAACAAACGCTGCCAAACCTGAAGATTTACAACAGAATGCACAAGATTATGCAGACAAAATGAAGGGGTACCCAACGGTATCTGACAATATTATTTTCCAATATGGTGGGGGTAGTATGTTTAAACCTGGGTCTTACGACAGATATACACCATTCAGAAATAATCCTGAAGCAGACTTTCTCATCATGGCGTGGCCGATGGGACTTGTTCAAGCTTCTTGTAATCCATTTAAAAAAGAAAGAGAACTTAAAGGTGTTAATCTTGGGGAAATAGCTCAAGAGGTTATCGGTAAGTGGAAAGACCAATTAAAGGAGAGAAAAATACCACTATCAACTATGAAGTGGGTTAGTGAAACAAGTGCAGGACCCGAGAGTGTTGGATTTACATTCAAAGACTTCGACGCACTTTATGGTGGTAAATTTATGTTTATGGATGGTGGTGAAGAAATCTTAGCCAAAATCGAGAACATGATGGAGAAACCATTTAAAGATTTAACTGAAGAAGAAATTTCTTTAATGGATAAAATCGGTATCAATGCTTGGGACCTTATCCAATCTAACTCAGGTGGACACAAATGTATTACTAATATCTCAGGACTTAATTATTTAGGTAGAGGTAAGAGACCACCACAAGGACAGTATAGATATGATTCTGAAAAAGATGATTCACCATCCGTTAAGTTCACAAAGATGATTGCAAACGAATTCCAAAAAGTGTTAAAAGAAAAAATTGAGGAATCTAAAAATTCAACCGAGGATTAAGAAAGGTCATAGGTAATACTATCACCAGCTTCGATATTAAGGATTTCACAAGAACCACCCTCAATTTCTAGTACGATATTACCATTCCCACAATAGGAAGGACAATCAAACTCATCATTACATGGAGGACAATTGTGATGTATATTAACAATCACATTGTTCTTTATGATAATAATATCTAAAGGTATTAAACAATTTTTCATCCAAAAACATTGTTTCTCACCACCCATTAAAAACAACAACCCATCGAATGTGTTGTCAAATGTCTTACCCATCATACCTACCGATTGGGATTCTCTATCAATTAATGTTTTGACTTTAAAGATATTTTGATTAATTTTGACCTTCATACTTAATAAATACTATGAAAAAGATTAAATCAATATTGAAAGAGATTTGGTTAGGGTTTAAATTTTCCGAAGAAAATAGACATAAATCTCAATGGGGGAAGTTTTAAACTTCATACTTAAAGAATATTATGGATAAAGTAAAAAATAGTTATATGATATATGGATTATAAAATTTTTGTTATTTCATTAAAAAGAAGACAGGATAGGAGGGAAAAAATTTCGGAATTATTCGAAAAAAACAATCTAAAGTTTTCTTTTTATGACGCAATTGATGGACGTGATTTAATTGTTACGGATGAGATTGAAGAATTATTTTTAAATAATGAGTTTGAAGAGTGGGGTATAATAAAAGAATGTATCTATGGTAATACCTTAACTCATCTAAAGCTATTGAAAGAATGTTCTGAGCAGAATTTACCGTATTTTATTTTTGAGGATGATGTTAAAATAAAGAAAGATATTAATTTTACGTTTGAGAGTATTGTTGAAAAAAAATTAGATGTTTTTTGGTTAATAGATTTAGAACCTTCGTCGTTAGCATACGTTGTTTGGCCTGAGGGTGCTAAAAAAATACATGATTGGGTAATGAATGTTGGAAAGGCGGATAAAGGAATGGATTGGAAATTATTAGAAATAAAAAACACTAATATCCTAAATTCTGATAAGATATGGGACGAATACTTTTATCAAGTACCTGGAGAAGATTCAGATATTGCCCCCAACGGTTATAATTTAATTCAAAATAAAATTTGATTTTTTAAAAATATTTTTTATCTTTGTAAAACATTTGGGGAATAAGGATATATTTATATAACTCGACCGAAAGGTCAACACCCCCAAAACTCACAATAAAAAAAGATTTGACAGAATGAGAATTCTTTCCTATCTTTGTGAAACAAATCCCATGAGTGTGGAGTTTGAGAAAACTTCTTAATCTTGTGGGATTTTTTATCAGACGTTCTTTAAAATAAAATATACCGTGGGATAGAGCAGTGGTAGCTCGGAAGGCTCATAACCTTTAGGTCGGTGGTTCGAATCCATCTCCCGCAACAACGTGAATTAAATTTCACAAAAAAAAGTTTTACAAACTATTTGATTAATTGAAAAGTTCTTCATATCTTTGTAAAACAATTGAGAAAGGTTGACCATAGGTTCGTAAAATCGAGGTTCCCTACTCAATAAAAACTCTCAGGTAAAACTGATTGTTTCTTTGACAAACAGACGAATTAGCCCGTCCTATTTAGAGTAGGGGGTCAACAAGATAGTTAGGTGATGCTATCAAGGAAGAATGAATTCGTTAAAATCATCAGTCAAAAAAAAGTTTCATAAAAATTTGATAGTCTCAAAACTTTCATCTACCTTTGTGAAACAAATGAAGGAGAGGGTTGAAATCCTACTTCGGTAAGGTCAACTACTCCTTCATTAATTTTGAATACGTTCTTTGAATATAAAGTATTTTCTTGAAATATGTTGATGATGAGACCCTCGGGTTGATTCTGAGATAGAGATAAAGAAATTGGGCGGTCTATAGTCCATAAAATAAACCATGAAAGTGGTATAAAGTGATTCACTCTCGATTAGGGTGGGTTGCGGTTTCCGAAAGGGAACTCGAGTAGACAGGCAGGACATCATTGAGTCTTAAGTACCGAGGGTAACACTATAGGGAAAGTGATTTGATGACCGAGCGATGTGGGTCGTTTGGTTGAGGTGGGAACACCAACAAGAGTAACCTGTAGAACTGTTGTGAGAAGTATGGTCATCCAACTATACAATTGCGGAGTTCAATATTAAAGTTGACTTAAAACCGAAAGGTAAGAGTTCGTACAGGTGGTGCTGTTGTTCTCCTTACTTCTCATCTACCAAGGTAGAAGTTATGTAGTTGACTTGAAATATGGAGGTCGGGAGACTTCAAAGTGTAGTTCAGTATCGTCTCGTTCAAAAGATGGGATGGCTGGTTGACGGACCGCTACATTTATCATCCACTATCAACCCCTATTGTTAAAATATGGATTCTAACAAATCAATTAAGAAACAAAGGAAAAGTGTTCGTCAGTCGTGATAGACAGGTCACTACTTAGTCATGAGTTGTTCATGGCCGTAACGGGTCCCAAGCCCAATACGATTGTTTTAAAAGTTCTCTAGTCCCGCAAGGATTAATTGGGGTGGCAACCTCGAAGAGTGATGATTAGAAACAGAGTATATTACGACTCAAGGATTGGTTAATCTAATTGACCGTGACTGAGAGGTACTTCTCAAAAGGAAGTGGAAATCGGAGGAAATAAATAATCTCCTGTAAAGTCTCTCATTGAAAGGTGTATTCTCAACCTGAATGCCACTAACCCTGACGTTTCTACGTCGGGGTTTTTTATTTGGCCAAGTCCCGAAAAAGTCGTATCTTTGTATCCTAAAACGATATTATATGTTTGATAAATTAATTGATTTTCTATTAAATCTAAAAGACGAATTAATTCCTGTTCGAATTATCAATGAATGGGAAGGAGGAATCCAAATGAGAGGTGGTAAATTTTTAAGAAATGTTGAGCCAGGGATTAGATTTAAAGTCCCATTCATTGACCACATATGGGTTGCGTATACTGTGGCACAAACAGTAGACCTGTTACCTCAAACACTAACTACCAAAGATGGTAAGAGTATTGTTTTAAAAGGTATTATACGTTATAAGGTTATTGACTGTAAGAAATACCTAATGACTGTAAACAGTGCGAAAGACGTGTTAGTAGATACTGTACAAGGAGTTATCCGAGAGATTATTGAGGACTATACTTGGGGTAGTGACATCGAGTTAAACGATTTGATTACTGAGAAATCAGCATCTGTCGTTGATGTGTGGGGGATTAAAGTTGAATCTGTCACATTAACTGACTTCGGAATTATCAGAACCTATCGACTTATGTCTGATTTAAAATTATAATTACAACATGACTGTAATTTGGGTTGCTGAAGACATTAATAAGGACGGAACGTTCAAACAAACCAAGGCAGAAGTACTATGTACTCTGTCTTGTTTGTTATTTATCAAACACTACCATCCTGATTTTAAAACTGTTTTCTTTGTAGACCAATACACCAAAAAATATTACAAACCATTCGGGTTCCTACATTTATTTGATGAAATAAATGATACATTATTAGACCAAGACTTAGGAGTTAATCGAACTGTCTATTGGGCTGCGGGTAAGATATTCGCTCAAAATTTATTTGACGGACCAACCCTTATGTTAGACTTAGATTTTAGAATGTTTAATGACGTATCTAAATTAGGGGTATTTGATTCAGATATAACTTGTTTATGGTTGGAAGACATAAGAAATGAGTTCTATATGTCCCCACAACTTGCAATGTCATATACCTATTTAGATTGGAAACTACCATGGGATTCTAACGCGTTCAATACTTCATTCTTATATCTAAAAAATGAGGAATTTAGAAAAAAATACTGTGAATTGGCGGTTCAGTATATGAAATCAAACTATAAAGTTATACCAAATAATTTAAGTAAGATTGAAAATAGTAAGTTTATGATGTTCGTTGAGCAATACATGTTAAGACAACTATCTAAAGAGTATAATCAAAAAGTCAACTTGTTGATTGATGACTTTTCTTATGATAACGACGGATTAACTAATTCAATTGGTGTGAATTTAAATAACTGCGGAGGTTATTTTTATCATTACGGTGACCATAAAAAACATATGGTAAATAAGAATCAGTTTTGTTTAGACGAAATTAATACTTGTGTTTACAAAACTAATGAAGTAATAAAAAATGAAGAAGGATTAAATATTTTCAACAAAATTAATAATATAGATATAAATGAAGGGTGTTTTTGTTAACTGGACTAAACCGTATCAAGAGAGAAGTCGATTAAGAGGTCATGCATTTAAAATGCAACGTGAACAGAAGTCGGATGATTATACGACGACTGACGAAGAATTATTATTTACAATACTATCTGTTGGATACTGGAAAAGATACAATGGGGAAACCAAATTATACACTGATAGAGAGGGGTTAAAATATTATGCAAAAAATAATATGGTGGACCTTTGGGATGAAATTGATACTCACACCTTGGAGAATTATAAGGATATAGATGCAGGACAATTTTGGACTTCGGGTAAGTCGTATTGTATTGGGGTACAACAGGGACCATTTTGTTTTATGGACTTGGACTTCATCATTAGGGAGAAGTTACCTGAATGGGTCTTTAAATCAGACGTAACAATACCTTATTGGGAAATACCAAGAGGATATTACTATCCAAACGAAGAACAATATTCAGAGGTCAAACATTGGTCACCTCCTTCAGACTATTCATATAAAATGATGATACCTAACACATCATTTTTATATATCAATAATCCTAAGGTACAAAAAGAATATCTTAAAGACCATATGGAAGCAGTTGATACCAAAGATGAAATCCCTGAATGGTTTTGGTTGGTTACGGACCAGGGGTTATTTGGACAAGTATTAAGAAGATTCAATATGAATGTTCAAACATTAACTGATAAAGTATTTTTGGCGGACCATGAAGGATATGACCCTAAAGTCGGATTGGCTTGTGGTTACTATTATCAGATAGACCATGATAAGACCAAAGATAACTTAAATTGGTGGCACGTGTGGACTAGAAAAGTTCTGTATAATTTGGATGAACAGGTTAGAGTTAATGACTGTAAGATGTTTTATCGAGAAATTGTTGAAAATCTACCGAAATACAAACACTTACTTAATAACCCTCGATTAGAAAAATATAAGAACTAATTTTTTTATTCGAGATAATTCACTATCTTTGTAATCACAAAACGATAAAGATATGAACCTACCTCAGCACAACATCAAGATTCAACACGAGACTTTCGGAGTACTTTTGAATGAGACCTTCGTAAACGCAACACAATTCAAATTGTTTTTGAAGATGGTTCAAGGATGTATCGAACTTAAGAATGACTTAACGTTTTTCAACGGAACTGATTTCCTTGTTCACGTACCACACAAACACTTGGTTAACTCAATCATCACCACTAGTGTTGATGCATATACCTTGGCAGAACACCTAATTAATAAATCTAAAATGGAGGCGTTAGAAACAAAATGAGAAACGACGGATTATTCGGGAATCTCCTAAAGATAGCGGGAGCGGGAGCTCTTCTATATGGAGCGTACAAACTTGGTGAGTATCATGCTAATCAAAAAGTACAGGAAACTTTACCTAAGGTTAAAAAACCTGAGGTGATTGAAGAAAAATCTGAAGAGGCCCAAGTGGTTGACTTAATTAATGAATTAAGACGTAAACCAAATAAGACAAGGTCAGATAAGTTTAATATAGATTTACTTGAGGTTAAGTTAAAACAAATAAGAAATAAAAAATGATTACCGTAAAAAATATCATCGATTGGTCCAAACCACATGCTGCAGCTATAGGTGGGAGACATACTAATATTGGTAATGATAAGATTGAATTCTCAATAGTTGGAGGTGCAAGAGGTCTATACGGTGATTTCGTGAATGATTTTGAGATTGCAATTAGAGATAAGGAAAACGGAGAATTCATTACTCGGTTCTTTTACCCTGATGCTAATGATGATGTAATTGGGTACATGAGTGGAGAAGACTTAGAAAGTTTACTTAATAAAGTCTTTAAAGAGAAGGATTTCCAAGTTAGATAAAACTTGGTGGTGGAATCTGTACAAACCAGTACGGCCCTAAGGGGAGACTTCGGTCTCTCCTTTTTATTGTCCATCCCACCAAATACCAAACCCACAATTTCTATACATAAAGTCATTACAATTACTTTTTATGTATTCAACAAGTTCGTCATATTCTGCCCAATCTCCCATGTCAGTCTCGTCAGATATTTGTTCCATGGTTTTGTAAGTTTCTTCACCATCCTCACCTGTAGTTAATATCTTAGTGTCACCCCAACTCCATCTCGAAAGTACTGTTGTATCGTCATTCTCTAAAGAAACATGAGGGTTCTCAAGTTTGATGTATGCGTATTCACCATAGTCTCCATCATTAACTGTAACTCTAATTCCTTTATCACCATTATATACTTTACTTATTGCTCTTTCAATAAAGTCATCAGCACCTTCTTCACCAACTTCTTCAACTAAATCAGGTAAAAAGTCCTCTAAGTTATAGTCTACCATTCTGATAATAGAATCTAAGTCAGGATTTGGGTAACCAACCTTATTCAATACTTTTAAAAATCTATTTAAATTACTCATATTACGTTGTGTAGTAATCAGGTTCGTAGCTGTCGGCTCTGTTATCCACTCTCATTTTTTCAGTTAAGTTTAATTTTGGTTCGTCGGAATAGAATGTACAATATACTTCATTGATTTTAACCCAGTCTTGAAACTCAGCGTGGCCATCGTCTTCATAGGTTAATACTATATATTCGTCTCTTAATCTGTCAAATTCATATTCGGATAATGCTGGATATTGACTATTTTCATTTAGTGAGAAGTCCCTGTTAATGTCTCTATTCCATGTTGCAACTAAATATGCGTCGTATTTAAGTTGGGTTGTTTCAACATCACCGTTACCACTACATTCCCAACATTCATTTTTTCCATTATCACAGTTATCACAACTTAAATGACCTTCTCCACCACAATCAGGACATTTACCGTTACCACTACCCTCACAAGCTGCACAATCTTCCCATTCTCCGTCACCCATTTCTCTACCATCTCCATCACACCATTCACATGTAACCTCACCAGTACCATCACACGTCTCGCATGTAATTTCACCTCTATCACAGAATTCACAATCAAGTTCACCCTCACCATCACATGAATCACATGTTTTTACATATTCAGTACCTTCAGTTGTGAATACATTAGCGAATCCTAATGATGAAATCATAGTGTCACCAACATTAAATTTACCTGTTGTTTTAAATGAAAATATGTATAAGGTTAACTTAACAATATTATCAGGACCCAAATACTTGAAGTAATCGGATTGTTTTTGCATTACAAGGATTAATCCGTCATACACCTCTTGAGGTGTTTCTGACTTAGGTATTAATTCTGATAGTTTTGTTGCTAATTTTTTTAATTTATCATTCATATTATTCTTCTTCGTAGTTGAATTTATAACCTAAATTGAAAACGTGTTTTGTGTCGACTTCATAACTAATGTTATAGACCATAGCTTCTGTTGTATAACAATTTGAATTTTCTCTACTAACTATTTTACCTTCTTGACTTATCACATATTCGTTTACTACATCTCTAAGTTTTTCAGACATCCTTTGTATATCATGCGCGAAATTATACATATCAAAATCTAAAATTCCTTCGTAATCAAACTCAACGTCTACGTCATAAGCACCTAATTTTTGACGATTTTGGTCAGCATATTCAAAGTCAATGAAGATATTCATCACATCAAACTGTTTAAGTTTTGCATTTGTTGTAATCAAATACTTTAACTTCTCCGATAAAATTTGTTCATTAATCATATTAATAAATACATTTATTTTTATATTTCGGTCATTTATCATTTAAACATAAATAATAATACTATGTCAATACAAATTACGATAACCGAAGAAGAAATATTATCAACGCCAAATTACTACGATATGGGCAAGAAAGTTCATGATAGATTCTGGCAAGCTAGAAGGGACCAAGAAGGACCCCAATTAGGAGATGAACACTTTCATATGTCTATCGATGAAAACGGTTTGGTAACGTCTGTAAATAAACCTTGGACCTGTTCTATCTGTAAGGGAGACACTTCAGAGATTGATTATGATTATCTTGTTGGTTATGACCATTTGAAATGTGTTCTTGAAGGTCAAACAAAATATGATAAGTGTGTTTTATGTGGGAAAGAAAGCCCTTACACTATATCAACGCATATTGACCTTAGGGAAGGATATGTTGAAGGTGGAGGACAAGGATGTTTCCAACCTAATACGTGTAAACATGATTGAAGCGAAAAAAAGGGGTAACAATATTTCAAAAAAATATAACTATCAGTGGATTGCCCCCGAAAGAACTGGTAGTAGGAAGGTTTCAGAAGTACTTGCGTATTATGATTTCAAATGTGACGGTAAGGTTCTTAACTCATTTGGTTATTACAATTATAATCATGATATTGAACCTAATAAAGAGGGAACCGATTACAAAGTTATATGTAATGCTAGAAATCCATACGGTAGAGTTTATTCACTTTTTAAAAATTTCTATCCTCCAATTGAAGACAAGAGTAAGGAAGGGTTTAGAAAATATCTAACCGAGGATTTACCGAAGGGGCAAATGATGAAGATGATAGTACAACCAAAATGGGACAAACCTTTTGATTATGTAATTCGATTGGAACATATGAAAGATGACTTAATGAAGTTACCTTTTATCTTAGATGTTCTAACGGAAGACCAAGTTGATATATTATCAAGTCATGGTAAAGAAATTGAGGATTGGGAACAATTCTACGATGATGATATGAAAGAGATTGTATATCGTTACACAGAACACCAATTTAAATTATGGGGATATGAAAAATAATTTTGGTGGTTAAGAAATATTCATTATCTTTGTATTCACAAAAACGATAAGACTATGACAACTACCAACACCCCATCAGTAATCAAAGTAACAACAGGTACATTAGCAGGAGACGTATTCTACGGTTCTTTTGACACCACAGTAAAGAACAAGAGAGTCTCTGTAATGGTTTCCAACCACATCAAAGATGTAAATAAAGAGTACGAGTTCCGTATCGCAAACAAATGTCAAGCGGGATTCATTAACATCCACGACAGTAAAGGTACTGCATCTGAAATGATGAAAGGATGGTCTAAAAATTCTCTTGTTAACATCCAAGTAAAAAACGAGTTCGGTCACTGGATGAACGTTTACACAACCAAAGGTGGTAAATGGTACTCAATCGACAAAGGGTTCTTGGAAGTGATGACTGTAGGAGATATGAGACAATCATTCCCTGACATGTGTGACATGAACATCTGGTCTCAATTCGGAGCTAAGACTTGGGCTGACAAAGCCTTCACTCAAAACTAAAATACAAATCCCCTCACGGGGATTTTTTTAATAACCTATTCAATCAACAACTATGGGATGCGATATTCATTTATTTACGGAAATTAAGAAGTCAATCAACTCACAAGATAAGTGGGTGAATGCTGACAATTGGAGATATAATCCTTATTACCAAGAAGGTAATGATGATGGAGAGAGAATGTTGAACATTGAGTCATTATACAGTGGACGAAACTACGAATTATTTGGGATTCTTGCGGGTGTTAGAGACCGTAATAATGATACTATTGATGACCCTCGCGGATTACCTGAGGATGTCAGTGAGGTGACTAAGAAAGAGTCTGATAGATGGGATGGAGACGGTCATAGTCACAGTTGGTTAACTCTTAAAGAGTTAAGAGAATACCAAGGGTTACACCCCGTAGTTAAGAGAGAAGGGTTTATCTCACCTGAGGCAGCGGAGTTACTTGATGAGGGGATTGAAACGCCTGATACATGGTGTGAGTTTACATCAGTAAGCACTTGGGTTAAACGTGAATGGGAAGAAGGATATGATGTCTTAAAACCTATCATAGATGAGATGGACAAGAGAGTTCGCGAAGAGTTTTGGGTTTGGGGTGATGAACCAAAACCTGAACTTGATGAGAAGATTAGAATAGTATTTTGGTTTGACAATTAAAAGATAAGACAATGTTTGAGAATAAGATATTTTGGAAAGACACCTTTGATGGTGAGAAAGCTCAAGGAGGTATCTTCTACAGAGCGGTAGACTTGAAGAAGTTTATGGAATTGGTGGAGGCCAATGAGAATGGAAACGGTGGGGAGATTGTCGGAATTCGTTTTGACGAAAATAATGTAGAATTTATTGTAAAAAAATAGTTGGCAGTATTGTGGGAATTAGTTATCTTTGTATTCACAAAAACAATAAGACATATGACTCCTACAATCTCCACAATCGAAAAAGTACGTAACTACCAAGGTCAAAATTCTTTCGTCATCAAGATGAAAGACGCAGTATCAAGATACGGCAGTTTGACTCCAAATCAATTAGCTGCTGTTGAGAAATGTCTTAACGCGGTTGCAACCGTTAAAACAGAAGAAATGACTGAAGACATGAAACGCATCGTCGAGTACAAAGGTGAGAACACGTTCGTTAAGGACATCGCATCTAAGTTCCAAAAGTACGGTACCCTAACTGAGAAACAAAAGTCAGCGGCTTTGGCTCAGATTCAAAAGGAGGAAGATAAAGAGAAAACCATCCGTATGAACTGGCCTACTCCAGGTGAGACAATCATCATAGGTCGTAACGTTGGTCAACAATTGAAAGAGACCTACGGTTTAGAGTTCAACCCTATGTTGATTGACATTACTCGTTTGTTGAGTGTTAGCCCAAAGGCGGTTAAGTTCTCAGGTAAAATGACCATCAAACGTGGTAAAATCTGTACCTCTTGTATGAGAGACTTAACAGATGAGTTCTCAATGTTAACAGGTATGGGTAAGATATGTGCAGGTCACATGAAGGTCCCTTATATCAAAGATGCATCTGAGGCGACTCGTTTCCGTGAGGACTACTTGAAGAGAGTTGAGGAGATTGGTGAGATGGAGTTTTGGATTCCAAGAAAACAAATCAAAAAGTGGACAGGGATGACTGAAACTATCTTGAGAACCATGTAAAATTAATTTAACCCACACCATCAAAAGTGTGGGTTTTTTCTTAGTATAGTGATATATATCTATTAAAAAAGTACATATTTTTAATGGAAAAATTTACACCTTACCATCAACATTTGCTAGTTAAGTGTTGGGTAACAAACCCTCCTAAGAAAGAGGACTTATTGAATAAATGGTTTACATATTTAGTTGAGACGGTAGGGATGAAGGTAGTTGCAGGTCCGACAAGTATTTACGTGTCAGACCCTGGTAATGAAGGACTGACGGGAACAGTAACTCTTGCAACGTCACACGCATCAATCCACATTTGGGACAACGCAGAACCACCTATGGTTCAGTTCGACATCTACAGTTGTAAGGAGTTCTCTCTTGAACAGGTAATGAAATGTTTTGACCCATGGGGACTTATCAATGCAGAATGGGTAATGATTGACCGAAACGGTGCACCAACAATAACCTCACAAGGAATTTGGAACTAAGTTAACAAACCTCAACGAAAGTTGGGGTTTTTTTATTTCATTTATTTTATTATCTTTGCGATATGGAAAGATTGTCGCAACATATGATGGAAGAAAAAATGATTGACGACGTGTTAAGACATTTTGATTTTAGAAAATGTCGTAATGCGATGGAATCTCTTAATTGGGAATGGTTTAGTAGAGGTATTCCAACAGTTGAAATGTTAAAAGAATCGGCAATAGAAAGACTTCGTTCAGCAATGAAGGGAGTAAAAGATAAAGAGAATAGACTTTCTGTGAATGAGAGTTACTTTTGTTCAAGTGGAGGACTTAAAGGGACTGCATGGAAGAACCGTTACGGTCATGTGGCGGGGATAAAGTTAGAGTTCGTTCTTACAGAATGGGACTCCGATGGAGATTAATATATGAAAACAAAAAAACCAAGTGCGATTGTCTACGGACTTGAAGTCAAAGGGGAATTAATATTAACTTCAGATGTTTATTTTGAAGAAAATTTACATGATGAAGTTGTTATCTATAGTTTACCTTATAAAGATTCTGTTATTGAAGACTACACCAAATACACTCCTGACTTAATAATATCGATTGATGAGGTAATTAATATCCCTCACACTCAATTATCTCGTAAACATAAACACCTTGACGAAATGCCAGGGTACAATGTATTGGCAAACATCGTTGTTTGTCAAACAGTATTTAAGTCGTGCGAAGTCATTAGACCAAGATTTTCAATATTCACACCAACGTATCAAACAGGTGAAAGGATTAAAAGAACTTATGAAGGGTTAAAGAACCAAGTATTAACTAATTGGGAATGGGTTGTTGTTGACGATTCTCCTGATGACGATACTTGGAACATACTTCAAGAAATCGCTTCTACAGATTATCGAGTAAAGTTAAATCGAATTTACCCACTTACAGGTGGTAATATTGGTTTAGCAAAACACAGAGCGGCGATGTTATGTGAGGGTGATTGGTTAGTGGAGTTAGACCACGACGACTATCTTACAAGTGAATGTCTCAGTACTTCAAACGATGCTATTCTAACATACCCTGACGCCAAATTTCTATATACAAATTGCTCCGAGATGTACGATGACGGAGAGATGAAGCACTATGACCATAATTGGGATGGTGATTGGTATGCGAGACATGATAATTTCTTTGATTTTGGATATGCTGGACATACATGGGTTACCGTAGATGATAAAGAAGTGTTGGCTCATCACTACCCTGATGTTAATCCATTAACTATCAGATACAACATATCAATGCCGAATCACGCAAGGATGTGGGAGAGAAAACTATACTATGAAATCGGTGGACATAACAAAACTATGCCTGTTGCGGATGACTTAGAAATTATTATTAGGTCTTTTTTGAAAACACGGATGATTCATGTGAAAAAAGTGTTATACTTCCAATATAACAACAGAAATAGTACTGTTGATAATAATGCAAACGATATAAACCGAAGAGCCCGATTAATTCGTGATTACTACGATACGGCAATTCATAATCGAATACTTGAACTTGGTTTCCATGATTGGAATTGGAGTGACGAAGATGGTCACTCACAGAAATTCCAAAACAGATGTCCAATTAGAAAGTTTTACGAAGATGAACAAGTAATGAATTACATTTATGAATAAGAAAACAAAGATTTGTTTAAACGCAATGGTTGGTAACGAAGCTCCAACCATATTAAGAATGTTGGAGTCAGTTGCTCCACACATCGACTATTACGTCATTCAATGTAATGGAAAAGAAGATAATACCCAAGAAATTATCGATAACTTCTTTAAGGAGAAAAACATCCCTGGATACACTTACCAAACAGATTGGAATTTCCCTGGGTTTAATAGAGACCATACACTTCAGGAATGTTTGAAGGCTGAACATGGATGTGATTGGATTCTTAGAATGGATGCGGATGAAAGACTACAGGTTGATGAAAACTTTGATTGGTCTATTCTTGACGATACATCGGTTGACAGTTATAACATTACTGCCGAGGCGGGAGATACAAGATATTTCAGAACTTGGTTTTGGAATACAAAATTACCATGGTTCTTCCAACACGATAAGAGACACGAAACAATTCACTTACCTGAGATTGGTGAAAACTTCCAAAGACTTGATATGCCATACGGGTTCAGACACTTAGTTGGACAGGATGGTGAAACTTGGAATGTACCGAGAAAATTCTTGAAAGATGCTCTTGAGTTAGAGATTGATAAAGTTGTTGGTAATACAGTATTGGAAGACCATTACCACTTATGGTACTTGGCTAAAAGTTATGCAGACTCTTACGGTAGTCCTCACGAATTACCTTTTGGTAAAAAACATTCTGACGAATATGCTAGAAGGTCTATTTGGTATTTTGAAAGATTCTTTGAAGTTTCTCATAAATGGTATGGTGAAGGACAACCAACACGTGAAGACGAGATGGGGTATTACGCATTAATTATGATGGGACATGCCTATTATTTCATAGGTGACATCGCAAAATCTCACGAGTGTTTTAAAGATGCAGAACTGTTCTGTACAAGTAGAAACGAGCATTTAATGTACTTAGCATCTTATTTGGAAAAACAAGGAAGATATGAAGAAATATTACCACTCATTAGTGAGATGGTTAAAAAACCAAATCCATTCCCAAATAGAACATTCTTAATTGAGAATAGATGTTATTTAGACTCAAGTAATTTTTTAAATGAATACCAAGAAATGATTGAGAGAAAACTTAACGAACCTACTATGGATTTAACGAGTGTAAATTTTGAGTTTGAATGATACTAATGAAGAAACCTAAGTATGATTATTTAATAGTCGGAGCTGGGGTCTTCGGGTCTGTCTGTGCTCATGAACTTACTAAGAAAGGTAATAAGTGCTTGGTAATAGACAAACGAGATGTTATTGGTGGGAATTGTTATACTGAGAACGTAAATGGAATTCATGTCCACAAATACGGAGCTCACATATTCCACACCAATGACAAACATCTTTGGGATTATGTTAATCAGTTTGCTGAGTTTAGACAATACACACACAACGTGATTGCAAACTACAAAGGACAGATGTTTACTCTCCCATTTAATATGTGGACATTCAATCAACTATGGGGATGTACCACCGAAGATGAGGCCAAACATATTTTGGAGAGCCAAACATATTCGGGCGAAGTCACAAACCTTGAGGAACAAGCGAAGTCCATGGTTGGCGATGATGTTTATAATAAACTGATTAAAGGTTATACCGAGAAACAGTGGGGTAAACTATGTTCAGAGTTACCACCATCAATCATCAAAAGGTTACCTGTTCGATTTACGTGGGATAGTAACTACTTTAACGACAAATACACAGGAATGCCAATAGGTGGTTATACTCAAATATTCGAAAGAATGTTAGAAGGTTCCGAGGTTAGGTTAGGGGTCGATTATTTCAAAGAACGAGAGTATTTGGACTCATTGGCAGACAAAATTATATACACAGGGCCTATCGATAAATTCTTCGATTACAGGTTCGGTAAGTTAGACTATAGAAGTCTTACTTGGGATACAAAGATACTTGATTCTAATAACTTCCAAGGAGTTCCTGTGGTAAATTATACAGACGAAGATGTTCCTTATACAAGAATACTTGAACACAAATGGTTTGACCCTCACAATCAAAAAGGAACTGTAATTAGTTATGAATACCCTGCGGATTATAATGGTGAGAATGAACCGTATTATCCTATTAGAGACGACAAAAACACCAAGACCTACGAGATGTACCACGAACTAACAAAGTCTCTTAAATCATACTATTTTGGGGGTAGATTAGCAACCTATGTTTACTACGATATGCATCAGGTGATTGCTCAGGCACTAAAAATGTTGAAGGAAATAAATTAGAAACATTTTTACGCTGATATTTATTCGTAATGAAAGTATGTTTAAAAAAATCGGGAGAGTTTCCACAGAAGAATGAAATCCTTGTTATCAAGAAGTTTCTTCAATTTTTACAATCCCAATTACCATTAAATCAAGAAGTTCGTATTACGTTTACCGATTCCCGTGAGATTCCAATGACCACAGGTGTTAGAATGCCTGATAACGAAATTGTTGTATTAGCCAAAGGAAGATTATTAATTGATATCCTAAGAACCATATCGCATGAATGGGCTCACGAATTCCAATATCAAAAGATGGGAGTTGGAGATGATGTTAAGATTCAAGACATTGGAGGACCTGAAGAAAATATGTGTAATATATTATCAGGGATATTCATCAAGAAGTTTGAAAAAAAATATCCTGAACTTAGTAGTGTCAATTACGGTGAGACAGTTAACGAAGAAATTATCTCAGAGATATCTCCTAAGTCGTCAGGTGTTAATGATTTTTTAGAGTTCATGAAACACAACCCTGAATACCTAAACCCAATGGGTTTCAGGAACTACAATAGATTAGAGGATTATATTTACACAGGTACTTATGATGAATTCTCAGAATTATTAGATGAGTTAGATGAACTAGTTAAGAAGAAGAGTGAATATATTGAAGGGGAAATGGATGAGATTCAAAGAGCCGTTCAAGACTTAAGTAGAGACGGTGACCTTGAAACAACTGTTAAAGATGTAACCAACGCATTTAATAAGGCTAAAGAAGTTAGTTTTACTCCAGACCTTTGGTCAAAACTTGAGAATACTGAATCTACAGAAATTAAAAAGGGGGAATGGAAAAAGGCTGAAGAAGTTGCTAAAAAATATGACAAAACTCCACCTTCTGTATTAAAGAAATCCTTACTTAAAGGAGACTATGGTCGTCCTATGATATTGAAGTTTGGTGATAGATACCATTTGGTTGCTGGTAACACAAGACTTTGTACTGCGGCAGCAATGGGGATGACTCCTAAAGTATTAATTGCTGAGGTTTAACAACTACTCTTAACTCTGTGGATTGCGACGCCCACACCGAACATGTTGTAGATACTTTCCCATGTTGAATCAACTAGTTCATCTGAATCATCTTGAGTGTGAGGTTCGTTTTGGTTCACCCAAATTCTAATCATATAATCACCCGATTTCTCAAGTCTATACACTATTGATTTACAAATAAGATTTGTCTCAGGTACAACAACGTTATCCAAATATTTTTGGATTAACTTAATCATAGAACCATCCTCAAACGAAGTTTCCGATTCAACGATTCTATTAAATTGTTTTTCTGTTACAAGATACGATTTCATACTAATAAATATAACTAATATACTTTAACCCTACATTCTTCATCTTCTAAAACAATTTTACTAATTTCTTCGTCTCTCATCATTATTCTTGATAAAATGGTACCATTATCACTTAAGATACTTACAATCCAAAGACCAAGTCTATGTTCAGATATTTCAATTAATTCGCCTGAATACATTCCAAATTCCATAATGCGTAATCGGACGCAACTTTCACAGTTCTCACATTGTTCTGGTTGAGGTACATCTTTTATTCTAAAAGTTTTACCAATTAAAGAATCATCAATTAACATTGTAATGGTTTTTTATAAATATTTATTAATTATGAGTAAAGAAAATAGAATAGATGGAATATATATTCCATTAAAGATTGGCGATATCATTTATACAGGGAGATTTAAGAATAAAAAAACAACTGTAAAAACTATCGGTAAAGATGAATACGGTATGCCAACTATTAATGGTAAACGTGTTGCAACTTTTAGAATTATTCCGAAAGAGAAGTAAGTTGATTTAGTATTGTTTGTTCGTTTATCTCGGGGAAGAATAATAACCTTAACTCATCACCCTTCCAATCAGTAAATACTGATTTAAGGAAAGTTGAGGTTAATAACTTCATTCTCTGATTCACCTTTTCTTCAATACGATAGTCCATTAGTTCACAGAAGTGAGTCGGACTAACATACATACAAATGTCAAGAATTTTAAATTCTCGGTACCCTAAGATTTTACATTTCATTCTATTTGGAGTTATGTCACTTGGTGGACCCGCATCTGAGACCTCAAGAACAAAAGGAAAATGTTCTTTGAAATACTTATTCACTATTTTTAATTCGGGGGAGATATCCATACAAGACAAATATAACAAAAAGGTTTGACAGAAGAAAACGGATTTGTTATAATTGTGATATGAAAAAAGGATTTACATGTTCAACGTTTGACTTGCTACACGCAGGTCACATCCTTATGTTAAAGGAAGCCAAAGAAGTGTGCGATTATTTAATCGTGGGATTACAAGTGGACCCAACACTTGATAGACCAAACAAAAATAAACCTATTCAATCGTATTACGAGAGATGGGTACAACTATCTGCGGTTAAGTACGTGGATGAAATAATACCGTATAGTCATGAGAGTGAGTTATTAACTGTCTTACAGAACTACGATATTGATATTAGAATATTGGGGGATGAGTATACGACAAAATCGTTCACAGGTAATCACTTACAAATGGATTATCACTTCAACAAAAGAACTCACGATTATAGTTCAACTGAATTAAGAAAAAGAATAAGAGAGAGTGAATAATCTACCACTCAAAGGACGTGTTGGTATTAGTTGATTCGTAATTTAATATGAACGGCATTCCTGTTGATATACGAATCATTCGCTCCAAGTCATAAGTTAAATCATCGGCATCCAAATCACCTCTTCTTATTGAAGAATAGTATATCATAATTTTTACACTCATATATTTTTCTTCTTGAGGTCTATTACTGTGCTTAACGGTAACCCATCCTGCATCTGTAACCTTAACTTTATCAATCAATTCAATTTGGTTACAACTTTCCGCACCTGAATTACCTACATAAACATCTGCACCGCCCTCACATTCTTTACGAAGAATATCTAATTTACTATCAATAATGTCTTGAAAAAGTTGTTCGTACTTTTGCGATTCTAATATAAGGTTGTATTGTGACTCTGTTAGGATATACTTCATATGATATAAATACTACGAATGAATTGTTATTAATGAATAAATAACTATATTTGCCGAATGGGACATCAATCATCAAATCAATCAAGGTCAAAGAACGGGAACGACTTCGAGAAAGTATTCACCGAGAGAACAGGTATTCAGAAAATGAAGAAGAAAGATAAGCCTCGTTTCACTAACTGTCATGGACAAGAACAACTAATTGATTTTGACTTTGCCACAGAAATTGGCGGGGTTAAAGTGTTCATCGATGTTACCACAACATATAGAAGTGATAGACAGAAACAAAAGGCTTACAATGCGGTAATGATGAAGACCAAGTTAGGTGTGGACTGTAAATTCTATATGGTTATTAAGTCTCTAATCGAGAACGGTAAACCAAAGACTGTAAACTTAGTGGAAGGTATGGACGATGTAATAGAGATTGATACTTTCGTTAATATGTTAGGCGTCGAACTCCACAACGGATAAAAAGAATTTGTCAGGGAACTTCTCTTTAAAGTATCGTTCAAACATCATCTTTGTTGCGTTATTAGATATCGGGAGATAGTTCATTAAAGACCAAAAAAAGTCTCTTTTAACGAGAAATGCGTAGTCAAAGTATCTAAATACATCACCTTCAGAATCAGTCCAAGCAACATCATCTTCATGAGTTGACCAACGAGGAGATTCATCATATGTTAATTCTGAAAACTTTTCATTAATTATTCTTTTGAACATCTTATAAAACTTTTTGGAGTCTTCAATAGATTCTTCCTCAGTACTCTCCTCTAAAAGTTTTTTATATTGAGATTCAGTCACAACATAAGTCTTTTTAGATTCACCGATTCTATTGGCACATCTAACTTTATATTTCTTGTCAAGGTAACTACCAAAAGTGTCTACTAAATAAAAATATAATTCATCCTTCTCTTTCAAACTAACTTTAACACGAGTCGACGCAACAATGTCATCAAGAATTCTTTCATTCAACATGTCACAAACTTCTCCGATAAATTCACCAACAGGTGAGTAGTCACAAACGTTTAATTCGTAATTTATTATATTATCTATCTCCTGTTTTAACATGTCAAAATCTAATCTTCTACGAACGTGAGGAGACATAGACTCAGTTATGGATTCATCTTCACACTTCTTAGCGGTGGAACCAACATAAACATCAAAACCAATCCATTTTTCAATCTCTTGTTTCACACCTTGTCTAATCATTTTGGCAATAAACCTTGGCTTTGTATTAGCTTCTTTTATGTAATCAATGTCAAGGACAACAATGACTTGGATTGGACCCTCACCATCAGGGTCAACAATATAACCACAAACACCATCAACCTGTTTTTCAGACAAAAATGATTCAAGTAATTTTACGGTCTTTTCACGATTCTCCATGATTATAAATACTACTCAACAGAAATAACTTTCAACTTATATCCTTTTAGGAACCAATAGTTAATAACGGTCACGAACACTTGTTCCATATAACCTTTACCGAACTTCTTATTAAGAGTTTCTTTCACCTCATCACTAACGTACATAGTTCCCGTCTTAATATCAAACAGGAAGAATTCATTCGCCCAAGTCTGCTCCACCTTATCGTAATAAAGGTAGGGGAAACTAAACTTGTCGTCTATAAATTTAACTATTAACTTTTCTATACTTGTCATACTATTCAAGTATAAGATATTTATAAACGTGAGACAACTTATTAAACGAATACTCAGAGAAGAGATTGAGAAATCACCCAACAAAAGATTAGAAAAGTTGGTAGGTGATTATATTTCCATGACATATCCCACTGCAGAAAAAATAAGAGTTGCGGCAGATGGAGGAAATATAGTGTTAACCACTTTAACCTTACCTGAGCCTAAAGATGAAAGAGATAATTTGATTTTCAAGATGGATGCTTATGGGATGCCTGATTACAGAATAAATCCTGAGTTCCTTAATTCTGTTCGGTCCATGTTCGGCGGTAAAAACAACATCAAAAAAATAATATTCAAGTGGTTTGATGAAAAAGAAGTGGATAATGATTTGTTAAGTTCTAAAAAAGAGGAACAAAATGAATCTGAATTAACTGAAAGATGTTGGAAAGGTTATACTCAGAAAGGTATGAAAACCATGTTTGGTAAGAGATATCCTAACTGTGTAAAGAAAACGAAATAATATATTAACCAATCTCACTATTGCGGATAGACGCAATAAAATACTTAACATCCTCAGGGTTATAGTCATCACCTGATTTAAACGGAATAAACTCCGAATCACCATTCATTACCCACACATTAGAATACTTTGGAAGTGTACTTGTCCAAACCCTTAGAGAGGTCGGATACAATGTTCCATCAGAAATTAAGTAATCGACATCATCAAGGATGGTTAGATACATCTTGGTACCATAACCCATTCCGATTAACGATTTATCCGCTGCGGTCATTTTAATTTTATAAGAATCTCCTGAAGTTATATCGCTGCGGTTGGTACCGATTCTACCTACGAACAATTTAGATGCGGGGTCGAAGAAATAATAGTTACGAGATTCTGTTTCATCAGTAAAATAAACAAGACCACGACCATTCTTTAACTTGGTGAATTTGGTGGCAAGATAGAAAGCAAACCCAGATAGTATTTTTTTAGATTTAAGTTTCTTGGGTAAAGCGGATGTCCCGAGTTCATCAAGTTCATCGTAGAACTCCAAGATATTATCATCAGATAAGTCATCAACATTAGCTCCAACAACTTTGGTATAATAGTTTCTAAATGCATTCACCCTTTTTCGCTCACTAAATCCATTAATGAATGTCCAAAAATATTTAACGGGGGAAATATTAAATGTTCCTTTACCTATACCCACTTCCTGTAGTGTTTTTAATTGTGACTCTGTGATAATATACCTCATACTGATAAATACTAATATACACAAATAATCTCAATATACAAAAATTATAATAAGGTGTTGTGCAAAAATTATAATAAGGTGTTGAAAAACATAAAAAAAATAACTATTTATAACATATAATGTAACATTTTCGAACGTTAAAGTTACGGATAAAGTCAATTATGATAAAACAAAAAAACAAATAATAATTATGTGGAACGTAAATGTAACAATTAAGAATAATACCGATTATACAATTACTACGGTAAACAATTATTCACCTCAAGAGGTGATACAACCTGACGGTGGCGAATTTAGTTGGAATACAACTGAACCAAACAATTCAACATCAATTAGATTTTGGAAAATACCTAGTCAATGGTATATGCAGGGTGGAGTAAGTTTTGGGCCTGAAGCGGGTGTCTATGTTGACAGAGGATGGATGGAAAGTGATGACCAAACAATCTCTATGACGGCAGTTGCAAACGGAAAGTCGTGGACTCAAACGGCAAATGGTGGAGAAACATTACTCGCATGGAATGAATTTGAATCAGGTGGTGATATAACACTAACTTTTGATAAACAATAATTAAGAGACCCTCACCATAACGGTGGGGGTTTTTAATTGTCCCTATTTAAATCATAGTAGAAACAATCAGTGTCTTCACTAACCCATCTATCTGTAACAGATTCAACCGATGGTATTTCAGTATCAACCTTATAGTCCTTCAAATCATTAGGGAACTTCTTGGTTACCCAATTAGAGTCCTTCCAAAAGATTCTGTTGTTTGGCATGGCCATAAGATAACCATCGTCAGACTTCAATACGTGGGCACACTTATAATCGGATGGTTCCTCAGAACTTGCGTTATCGTACCAATCGATAGTAAACATATAGGTCGCCCAAGACTTACTCTTATCTCTAAGAACAACTTCACATCTCAGACCTTCCAAGAACTCAAACCTATTAACGGTCGCGGTCTCTGAGAAACAATCCCATAATTGTTTAAAGTGAAAGGGAATATCTTTCACGGGTTCCTTAATGAATATCTCAGATAGGGGAACACGAGAGCGAAGCATCCCGAAGTCAGTAAGAACGTGGAATGTAATAATCTTATTTGTAACAGATTGAATTCCGAATACATATACATCATCGAATGTATTGTGGTCTTCTTCATTCTTTGTAAACCAAGAGCGTCTACATAAGGCTTTAAATTCGGGTATAGAATAGTTCATACTGATAAATAGTTATAAAGATTAGACTTTATTATTGATTAACACCTATCAATTTTTTATTTTTAAAAAAACATGAAAGATTTAATTTTAATAACTGCGCATTGCCCAACAACTGAACAAGTTGAGAGATTGGAAAAGTGTGTCGATTCAGTTTTAAAAACAGGACATCACATCTTGTTAATATCTCATACTCATATCCCAATTCACATTCAAAAAAAATGTCAGTATTACTTTTATGATTATCTAAATGAAACGTCAGATGATTGTGATTTATTAGGTTATAATAATTATGCCACAAGTGATTTCATTATTCAATCAAGGTTTTTCATGAAAAAGTTTTATGGATTCGCAATTTATAGAATGTTTTCAATGGCAAGCCAAATAGCAATAAACTTTGGATATGATAAACTACATCATATAGAGTATGATTGTGAACTATTGGACAAAACCATAATCGATGAACATAGTTCACTTTTAGAAACATATAATTCAGTATTATATACTAATGACGGAACACCTGAAGGATTTCTTTTTGGTTCATTAAAATCTTTTAAAGTTAATTATTTACCTGAAATGTTTAAAACATATAACAGAGATTATATAGAGGGTGAAATAAAAAAAATTGAACCTAATCATTTAGAGTATTTAACAAAAAAACTGTTTATTGATTCAGGGAATGTCTTATTTAAAAGCGAAAAAGATTTATCTAAACAAAGATTCAGTAAGGGACCAAAGTTCTATGATATAGGTGTACACTATACTTTGTATTATAATTCAATTGACAATACAATAAACATTTTTTATCTCTCAAAAAAATCTTATAATGAGAATATTGTTGTGATAGTGAATGATAAAGTAGTTCGTTTTAAAGCGTTACCAAACCAATGGCGTATACAACCTTTAGGGTTATTAGATGATGTGAATTATGTTAGAATAGATAATTCCGATAAATGTTTATACGAGAAATCCTTTGATGATGAATTCAAAAGCGCATTCATAAATAAATCGTACATCACTTACTATGAAAAAAATAATTAATTTCACACCTACGGGGACACAAACCACAAGGGACAATTCGTTTGCTCCATTATTACCGAATGAAATAATAGAGGAGGTTCATCATGCAAATGAATTGGGGATTTCAATTGTGCATTTACATGCAAGAGATGAAGAAACATTAATGAATACTTACAAGAAAGAAGTATATCAAAAGATTATAGAGGGGATAAAGAAACATTGTCCTGACTTACTGATTTGTGTTTCGTTAACGGGTAGAAACTTTCCTGAGATAGAAAAAAGAACCGAGGTGTTACAGTTATATCCTGATATGGGTTCACTAACCATGTCATCATTAAACTTTCCATCGGGGGCATCCATCAATCAACCTGATACTATATTAAGATTAATAGAAGAGATGGATAAGTACGGGGTACAACCTGAGATAGAATGTTTTGATACAGGGATGTTAAACTATACAAATTACCTTATTTCAAAGAACGTATTAAGTTGCAAATGGGGTAAATTAATACCACCGCATCACATCAACATTATACTTGGAAACATGTATAATGGACAGTGTGATTTTGGAACTCTGGCAAGTATTAAATCTAATCTACCTGAACATTCTATGGTATGTTTAGGAGGGATAGGTTCTCAACAACTAAAAAGCACAATGTATGGACTGTTAGAGTTTGATGGTGTTAGAGTCGGGCTCGAGGATAATCTCTATTACAAAGATAAGGAAAAGACAACGAACATAAAATTATTAAAACGAGTACATAGAATAATAGATGAATTAGATATGACTCACTATACACCAAACGAATTAAGAGAAAAAGGATATGGGAACAAAGTTACTAATTATAGGTAAGGGGGATAATATCATAACAATGATATTGGATAACTTATACTCCAATTACGTCAAACCAAAGGTTGTGGTTTATAATAATTTAAACCTACCAATAGTTAATTCATTTCATCATGATGAGTTCAAGACTGAAATATTATCTGAGGTGGATATGAATGAGTATGATATATACACGCTTGGGGTTTATCAACCTAAATTAAAAAGTAAGATTATAAAAGAACTTGGACTCACAACAGACAAGTTCATTAATGTTATACATGATGGTTTAGATATTTCCGACATGAGTACAATCGGAAGTGGTATATTAATCAATTCCAAAGTATCAATTGCTGCACACACAAAGATAGGGGATTTTGTATCAATCAATAGGCATGTTTCTATAGGCCATCACACAACCATAGGTGACTATTGTTCCATTAACCCTGGTACCAACATTGCAGGAAACGTAACAATAGGTGAAGGAACAACCATAGGTATGGGAGTGAATATATTAGATGGGATAAAAATAGGGAAGAATACAATCATCGGAGCAGGTTCGGTAGTAACAAAAGACATTCCTGATAATGTTGTTGCATACGGTTCACCTTGTAAAATCATTAGAGATAATGGCTAACGGAGCATACAAGATAACGGAAGAGTTCGAGAGATTACTGTGTGATTATACAGGTGCACCATACGCGGTGGCGTTAGACAATCAATCAAACGCTCTGTTCTTATCACTATACTATGAGAAGATACAAGGACAAGAGATAACCATACCATCAAGAACATATCCATCTGTACCATGTGAAATCATTCACGCGGGGGGAAAGGTTAAGTTTGAGCCAACAGAAGGTACAAAATTAAAAGGTGCTTACCAATTAAAACCAACAAAGGTGTGGGATAGTGCGTTAAGATTTACAACAGATATGTATATCCCGAACACCCATATGTGTATATCCTTTACGGGTCCATACAAACACCTGAAACTATCAAAAGGTGGGGCGATACTAACAGATGACTATGAAGCATATCTATGGTTCAAACGAGCAAGATACAGTGGAAGAAATGAATGTTCTTACCATGAAGATACATTTGATATGTTAGGGTGGAACTTCTATATGATACCTGAACTTGCCACGAGGGGAGTATTACTTATGTCTCAGTTCTATTCATACGATGGGACAAAGAAACATAACGAAGACTTAGAGTTACCATATCCTGACTTATCAACACATCCAATTTACAAAAAGGGGTAGGGGATTAAACGCCAGACACACAACGACAGATGTGCATAAATTATAATAAGTTGTTGTGTGAAAATTATAATATAAACCAAAAAACCCTCACATTTCTGTAAGGGTTCAAGATATTAATCTCTCATTACTAAGGATGATTCGAGAGTTTTAATTCGATTTCTTAGTTGTAATATTTCTATTTCTTCTGATGTACGGACAATTCCATTTGTTTTAATCCAAACCAAATCATCATTTTCAAACTTGGCCTTAGAGATAACTTTATTTCCATTGTGGATTCTCCATATACCTTCTTTAACTAATTTGTTATCGGAGATTTTGTAATACCCTGTTTGGGTTACTGTTTCACTATCACTTGTGAAGGTTACTTCATAAAGACCGTCTTCGATTTCGGTAAGTTGTGGTGATGTGGACTTTTGGCTTTGAGCACTAACTGTGTAGGACATAAGGATGATACCTACAAATAATAAAATTCTTTTCATATTACGTTGTTTTAATGGTTTATTGGTTATTAATAACTATCCTAATATTAAGTTAAGGTTAAGACAAAGTTAAGTAAATATATAATTATTTTAATATATGTCCTATAACGATATCTCTACACGTAATAACCATAGTGTTAAATTTATCATAACGGTCCATGATTAGGGGTGAGAATGTGGTAATGTAATTCACTCACTCCATGGGGTGAAATGAAAGTGAACTAGTCCTCTTTTTTTATTCGTATATGTATGTCAGACTACGAGCGTTAGTGTTAAAGGTTTTATTTATAATAGATAATAAAGGTTCTCTCCAAACATCAATATCATTAAATAAATCACTAATTCTTTCGTACATATCTTCACCTATCATAATGACATCAAACTCACTATCATTTAAATCAGGTGGATTATGACAAGGCTCAGGTAGTTCACCTTTAAGGTCTTCAGGGTAATCACCATCATCATCGTATAGTTTGACATCAACTAACTTAAATAGATATTCATTGTATTCACTATCAGGTAGATTAAACCCTATGGCGTAGGGGTCACAACAAACACCCATACCACAATTAAATTCAGCCCAATCATGGTAACAGTTATCAAATCCTTCATAAGACATAGTAAGATATGTATGAAGAACTTTAGTGAGTTTAGATTCTGATATTATTACTTCCATATAGTATAAATAGTAATGTGTTATTAATTCACTCACTCCATGGTCGGACCAAGAACACATGCGTGTTCCCGACCATTTCATTCGTTCATTAATTCCACATTCCCATTAATTGCAGGGGGTTTTTTATTATCCATATATTTATCATTAATGAAGACAATTAAAATAATATCGGAACAATCTAATGAGCCATCACTAAAAGTGGTATCAAAGTTATTCAAGTTGTTAAACGAGGAGAAGAAAAAGAATAAAACAAGAGCATCATTATTAGAAGCCATTAAAAACTTCACACCATACTTGGGTATACCTGAGGGATATAGTCAATATATCTTGGAGTTATATGTATTAAACTTCAGAAAAGACGGGGACTATTCAAATCTAACGAAGGAGAACTTTGTTGACCCGAGAAAACAAAAAGGTAAGGTTGTATCAAATCCAAAGGCGAAACTATATACAATAGCACAATTACCATTCAGAGCTTCAAACTTAGAGGGATATTGGACCACAGACCCAAACAGAGTTCCGTACTATAAAGTATCATCATACGGGTGGTACCCAATTTACATATTCAAAGACGATAAGTGGTATGAAGTAACACAAGGTTATTCTTCATCTACAGGTAGACAAATGACTAATGCCAATCCTGTATCATGGAGTAGTGATAATTTCGATAATCTATATACATTAACTTCTGATGAGATGAAACTTATAGAGAGGGGATATAGTCATGAAGCGGTGATGAAGAATAAGGTAGATAAACTTAAGACTATCGAACCTGATTTAACTAAGAGAAAGAAAACAGCAAAGACATATGATTATCGAGTACAAGCCCCTGAACAAAGGCTTCCAAACACAAATATAAAGTTCCAAGTAAAGAATATAGATGTAGAGGGAGATAACGCCATTGTGAATATAGATATATATGATGTGGTTAATAGAAAGGGTAATAAACAAGTAGATACACCACAGAACTATTTAAGGGGGGAGATTCCAAATCTTAATCAGAGTAAGGTAGAAGACGCAATCAAAATCAAAATGAGAGGGGAACTTAAAGACTATATAGGTAAGAGATTTAGATATAAACCTGAAGACCCAAAAGGTGCCAAGATAGAGTTTAGGTTTAATCATCTAAAACAATAATACAATTCATTCACTCACTACAAAGGGAGACTCCATTCGGGTCTCCTTTTTCGTTCACTCATGTATCGTATTATTTTCGAATATTATCGTATCAATACGGATATTACCCAAGCTCGGGGTTATAAAAAACAATCCGTAAAGTTTCATCACCTTTTAAAACATAACGTGACACCTCTTCTACATAATCACGAACATCTGAATTTCTTAATGTTTCTAACTCATCAGGAATAACTCCCAAATATATGTTATACTTAATACTATTATCATATTCATATGAATCATTAATTACCTTAATACCTGAAACCATAGGATACTTCTCAGGTACCATTATATTAAGAATCTTTTTAAGAGCAATGTATGTGTTGTCCATAATAGTAAATATATTCCCCCACCATATATGTTGTCCCCACCTAACGAGGAGACAGTGAGATGTGATATAGTGTGTCAATCTATAACTTTACAAAACAACACTGCGTGTAAACCTATAAGTTTACTTTTGACACATATAGTGTGGTTGTTTACATGATTAAACAGACAACACCTACGGTGAACATTTGTAATCATATCTCTACCACATTTCCCCACCATATGAGATGTCTCCACTACGAAGGGACTATAATGTCCACCTCGTTGGGGGTTATATAGTGTATCGGTTCCCTCGTTGAAGGGGGATAAAATCCCTCTATAACACTCACTACGTTCGTTTCCCCGCGTTCTACACTTAGTATTCCTTTTTTCGCTAGGAAATATACATAGTAAAAAACTGGTCCTGTAGACCCCTACAGAGGGGAAAAAGTGGTCTTTACACTATCCACATGACACTATCGGTGGTAAAAAGTGGGAAACTATGTACGTCTAAATGGGGGGAAAAGTGGACGAGGGGATTATCCCCACGCGAACCCTCGACCTGACATTCTGACAAATCCAAATTTTTACCCCTAAAGTTATCCACAATTAACATTATTTTTTCACACTGACATAGTGTCACGACCAATTCACAAATGTTAATAACTTTATTTTTTTATGTTCCTTAACTATACTTATCAACATGGAACACACAGTGGACAACTTGTCATACTCGCTAACCCCGCTCGAGGAGGGGAAATTAAGAATCGTTATAAATAAGGGGGACCAAGAGTTAGGGTCTCTGTATTATGAGAAGGCCAAGAAGACCTTTCAGAGGAAACCAATAAGCATGGGGTCATGGGCATGTGTGGATGCCAAG